AGATAAACAGCAGCAACACTGCCAAGAATACTTGCAGTTCCTAAGAATGATAGAACTGCTAATACATTAATTACTTTCTGCATTTTAATACCTCTTGTTTTTAACAGGCCAAGTCAATTCCATAATAAAAACCAGTAAAGTGGCAAAACCAAAAATGAATACATGAGACATAATTATTCAACATGCACAGTACCGATCATTCCAGCCCCCTTGTGAGGACCACACCAATAAGTGTAGTCACCTGCCTCAGCAAAAGTTACATCAAACTCTTCACCAGGCATCATTGCAAGACCTTCATGAGAAATCTCAGGATGATCTTCCACAACCACGTTATGAGGTGGCAACATGTTGTTTACAAAATGAACTGATTCACCAGCAGAGATTGTTACCTCTGATGGTTCAAAAACTAGGTTACCATCGTAACCCATCTGAACGTCTACTGCCCATGCGGGGGCAGCAAAAAAGATTGTAGCGATTAATGCAAAAATAAATCTCATTAGTCCGTAGAATATTGCTCTAAGTAAACCTTGAGTTTATTAATTAATTCATTATATTCATCCCACATGTACTCTGAACCAGTACGAGACTGGTACAGTTCGCACGCACGTATGAGACGTGTTACGTCGTCTTCGTTGAAGCGCATTTTCAGATCAAAACTCATAACTAATTATAGGTTCACTAGATAATTATCTACATTCTTAATAATATTTTTACACTTGTGTTAGCAATTCCAAGCACGAAGTGATTTATTGATTCTGCTATCTGGATCTCTGGCAGTCTTCTTAGAAGTCAACTTCTTTTTCATACCTTTCATTCTCGCACAAAAGGATGCCCGTCTGGGATTTCCAACCTTCTTTGATGGTGCCTTAAGGTCGCTTCCAGGATTTTCTCTCTCGTAAGATTTCCTTCCTTTCTCGTTAAGACCTCCAGATTTTTTCTGTCCTTCTTTGCGTGTCCAGGCTGCTTCTGTTGTAAGTTCAACTTCTTCTTTGGCAGTCCGTGCCGCCTTCTTAAAAGCATCCTTTGCTGGATAGTCTTCGCTTCCAGGTTTAGCAGGTGCTTCTCCACGCTTTCGTTTAGCGTGAATATTTGCATAAAGACCACGCTTCGCTTCGCACAGATTTTGAAATTCTCTAAAAGTCTTCATGACAGGCGACAGGGGTTTACCCGTTTATTTATCCAATTTGACTACGTTCATCGTTTTCCTCCTCCCATTTGCTTGAGCATCTTCTGTAGCTCCGCAGTGCTACCGACAAACATAGCGTTGTTGGTGACTTTGGATGGACCTTTCTTTTCTTCGTCAAGATCTTTCATCTTCTTATGTAGGTCTTGGAGTTTCTCAGTCATGTCTGCAACGTGCTTCATTGCCGCTACAGCGACTTCATACGCTCTTGGGTGCCCTGACTCCTGAGCGACCTCTAAGGCACCTCTGACCGCCTCCTGACCCTGATCTATGAGGCTGTATAGTTCGCCTCTGGTATATTCATAGTCTTTTGTGCGGTCATCCTTGTCAACCTTAGGTGGTACAGGTTTAGAAGGTTTACTTTCTACAACCTCGGCATCAATGTTGAGGATCTCTTCCATGTTCTCTTCTAGACTCATAAGAATTCCATCCCTTCGTTAAATCCAAAGTCATCATCTGCTGTTACGAATGCATCATCAGCAGCATCAACTTGACCATCTTGGTTGTAGTCAACTGTTGCCTTAGGTGTGTAAGACAACTCAACGTGTCTCTTACCGACGTTCTGATCACCAATGGTCTCAATAATACGAGACTTGCGAATGACATCTGCCTTGGTGTGAGGACCGTAGATGTAAGACTTGGCAGTGAAACTTAGTGTATATACAATGCTTCTTCTAGTTGTAAAGTCATCTTCCCAATCATCTTCCATGTTTACACTATTGAGGATGATTGCAACATCTCTAACTTCATCCATGTCGGGGATGAACTTGATACTCATGTTGAATGATGGTTGGAAGTATGGGAGAATCTGTTCCAGAATCTGTAGACCATCATCCTGTGACTTGGAAATAATTCCCAATTCAAAAGAGATATTATATGGTACAGGAACATACTGTGTTCTTACTTCATTACCATTATCATCAATAGTAGTTCTGTACTTTTGAGTGGCGGCAGTTTTTCTGGCACCATCGTAGTCAACACCAACCATCTCAAAGTAAATGCGTGGAAGAGTGATTGCCACCTTTCTTCCATCAGAAGCATTACCCTCAAGACGGTATAGGAATTTTTGTTTTGGTCCATAGGCAAGAGGGACCTTCTCAACTTCAATAGTCTGACCGTCAATGGTTTTCTTGAGTTCAATATTATTGAACAGAGTACCAAATGAAATTACAGTCTTTCTAATTGCCTCGTTATAAAATTGTACGCCTAACATCAGAAGCTACCTGTATAATTACCAAACTCACCAAAGGGATTAGTTTCACCCCAGTCAATAATGTCGTCAGCACCTGTTTCAATCGCTTGATTTTGATCAAACTCGGTGCTTGTATTATTAATGGTAGAGAATGTTCCTAATGTATATATCGCATTTGATTCAACACCACGGATTATGTCACCGTCAATGAAGTTTCCAGTGCGGTTCATAACCTCTAAGGTATATGTCACACCGTTCCAATCAGCAACCTCTGCGATAGTAGCACTATCAAGGTCATACATCGCTGCTCTCTGACCACTGGTTGTAGTCTCAGTGTAGGCATTGATGACATACTGTAAGTTTACTGTATCATAGTAGAAGAACCCAGGAACAGTTGTTGCATCCGTTCCGTTGTATGTGTATACGTAGGAGATACGGGTATCTTCAAACTTCCAGTAGAAATACTTTGTTTGAGTAGTCGTCGCAAAGTTAGGATCAAATCCACCAAGTGCAGTGACATTGATTACACTGTTAGATGATGTCCAGTTTCTGTTAGAACCTTGCTCAACAAATCCACCAATAACAACGTGTTCGTCTTTGATAAAGTTGACTGCTTCTGGTGGTGCAGCGATAGAAACTATCGGTGGACTTGATGGATTGTATCCTGATCCTCCACCAACAACTGATAGTGATACTACTCCACCATCTTGAATAGTGGATTCAACAATACCTCCAATTCCTCCACCACCAGATAGAGTTACTGTTGGTGCTGTGTTATATCCAGTACCAGCAAGAGTTACTGTTGCTCCTGTGATAACACCACTAGAATCAACGCTAACTGTTCCAGTAGCTTGCTGTCTGGTAGTAAGACCAAGGTTAAGCGTGGTGATATTGCTGAACTCTCTTTCAATATCGTCAATGTCGTCAATTCCTGTATCAAACTTGTCTGCTCCTTGCTCGTAGAGCTCAGCAGTAAGAATATAAAAATACTGTTTGCCGAGTTGGAAGAATGGTTGTTCTCGCTCAACATACTTGATTTCGTAGATATCTTCTGTCAGTGGATAATAAATGAGGTCTCCCTCATTGGGTCTACCTTCTACTGATAGATTTAGGGCAGGATTAGCAGACTGCTCCCATCTTCTACGTGAGACTACAAACGTAATCTCGTCTGTAATTCTAAGTCCAAACTTACTCACGAACTCAGAACCAGCACCAAAACCTTCTACATTAACCAGCATCATTTCAATCATGTAACTCTGATTGAATTCGGACTGGATAACCTCCCCTAGTGCCTTGTCTTTCAGACTGACTCTAGGTATATAAAATACATCAGCACCAAACAGTTTGATTTGCTCGTCCACGAGATCCTGTACGAGATTCTGTTCGGTCCTGTTTCCGCCATGTTGTGGGAAGTAAACCTTTTTCATCCGATCATATCCAGCGGTGGTAACTCAAATGTGCTGGACGACTTTGCCATCATCTCAGCAATTTCATTTACTGCGTCTGTGTACAGTTCTCTGCCGTTCATGCTGACACCACCAGGGAGTTGGATGCCATTGAACTTAATTAGATTCTGACCCCATTGACGCTTTATTAATGCAGTTGTATATTTCTTGACAAATGGATCATTGTAGACTTGAGTGAAAGTCTCTGGGTCTAGTGCTCTGTAGCAATCAATAATAACAAAAACATCTTCGTCAAGCATGTCCTTACCTACATCTAGGTAGAGTCTGTCCTGACGTTGGTTGAATCTAAACTCAACAAATGATCCGTTGTTCAAAACCATGTCAATGGTTTCCATCCACTGCTTAACCATGTAGTAGTTGAGCATATCAAGAGAACCAACCGCATAGAGATCATTCAGGAAGATTTGATACTCAATGCCGAACAAGTTATTTCTGATTGCATTACTAGCAAGTCCAAATACTTTGGAGACTCCCATGACGTGGGGTGGGATACTAATATATCTGTCTCGCTCAGACCAAGTATCACCATTGATAGTTGTAGTTTGCTCCTGAGAATCAAACTTAGTTTCATCGGCAGCAGTAAACTCATGCTTGAGGTACATACGCTCAACACCATCATAATGACGCTCTCTGTAATACTGCAGAGCATCATCAATGGCATCTTCAATCTGATCATCGTCTACGTTGATCTCCAGAACTGGGAACCCTAACTGTCTAAGACAATAGTCCCTTAGCTCGGTCCTACTGGCAGGCTGAGCCATACGATATACCTATAGTTTTCCTAGAGGTATTTATCTATTGTAACTCCAGCAGTATGAGAATGTTGCTCGTGGTCCAAATATATTTGGTTTGTGATAAGTGCCTCTTGGTATGTAAATGCCATCTCCAGGATGCAGTACGTAAGATTTTCCATCATCAAAACTATATTCAACGTCTCCAATTCCAGCGACAATAATGCTTGACATGCTATCGTTATGTCTTCCAAAAAAACTAGTTTTCTTAGAATATGACGTATAGATGTGACATTGCCTGAGATTATGTTTCTCCCTTGCTTCAATATATCTCAACTTTAGACTGTCTGAATAATGTACAGTTGAGTGACTAACAGTTGTGTATAACCAAGAATCATTTTTTGTTATTTCTGAGCAAAATTCTTCTAAAAAATCTTCGCTCGCATTTGAATCCAGTCCTTGAATATTTTTCAACGTTTCTTCTATGTTATAAACAGATGAAGTTTCAATTCTAGGATCTAATATTCTGGTACTACCATCATCAATTCCAGCATCAACTACGGGGATAATCCAATCCCATGAAATATTTTTATGTAATGGAAATTCTTCCCTAAAAATTTTTACCTCAGACCCATAATCATCGGTTGGGTCGTATGATGAATTATATACTTCATCTTTCCATTCTTTATTTTTT